ATCTCTATACTCCGCTATTTCTTGTGGTACAGATGAGATCTCTTGCTCCAGAGCATCAAGCTTTTTCGAAAGTGCGGTAGAGTCTTCCTCGAAAGAGGCTATTTCGCGCTCCTTAACAGAAAGTAACGTCTGTTCACGGGCCAGCTCAGTTCGAGACTCCTTGATTTCTGAATCGTAGTCAGTGCCTCTTAGCCGTTTAAGCGCACCCTTGAGGTCAACAGAGTCTTCATTACACATTTTGAACTTCTTGTCAAAAAGCTCAAGATCCAAAAACTTGCCTAGGATTTCTTTTCGTCGAGTCGACCCCTCGTTTAGATAAGAAAGCGAATCAAGCTGGCTAGCCATAGAAGTTAAGAGGAAATCTTCAACAGTCCCAAACATTTTCTTGATGTTGTAATCTGTTTCCATCCTAGTAGTGCCGTTTAGTGAATGCTCTTCTTGAGTAACGTTATCGTAAACATCGAAGTCTACGTCAGTTTTGGCTTCTACGGTCTTCTTCCCCTTGAGAGTTCGGTTATACTTCTTGCTTTTTCTTTCAATCTTGTATGTTTTTGTGCCAATAGCGATCTCAACGTACCCACGGCACTCTTCCTCATTTTGATTGATTAAATTAAGGTTCTTTCGATTGTTTTTTGAGGTAGTGTTGTAGACGGTATAAAGCAGACTATCGATGATACTAGATTTGCCCGAGAAGTTTTTACCAAGAATGCCCACAACTCCGTTGAGATTTTCAAAATTAATTGAATTGCCTTCGCCATAATTGAAGAGGTTGTCCCACTCTACTTTCTTTAGGCGCCAGTTAACATTGCGAATGACGTCTTCTTGTTTTTCTGCAGAATTATTATACTTTTTGTTCATCTCATACACTTTCTTTAGTGTATCGTTCTCCGCGCAGTAGTCCTTGAGGTACTCGTCAATCAGTTCTTCTTGTACAGCAATATCGCGCAGGTCCTCCTGGAAGACAGAACCGGCAATATTTTCAACGCTTCCGCGTTCGCCTGCTGCGCGGCTTAAATAAGTTACTGCTTCAGGCTTAAACCTAGCCTTTGCGACATCTATCGCCTTTCTCACCACATCTAGGGGCAGATTGTTTTCTGAAACCAGCCGCAAACGAGCGCCTGTTACGACTTCCAACTTGTTTGGCAGTCTGCCCTTTGGTGTTAGATTAATTGTTATAAAAGGTTTCGGATTTTTTAGCTCGACATGTTCGCATGTGTAGGTATCTTTATCTGTGATATCCCAAACTAGAAAACCTTTGTCGTTACTTTCCCCGTGGTTTTGTTGTACCGTCGAACCCGGATAGCGTATTTTTCCCGCTTTGTCAAGGGTTTGATTGGTCTTGTGTATATCGCCAAGAAAACCATAATCGAAATTATTAAAAATATTAACATCATCTTCCCCACTTTCCATTTTCCATCCGGTATCTGTCGTTACACCGCTAACAGCGCCGTGGTACAGAGCAATATTAACTCTATTTGTGTCGGACGGAGTACACCAGTTGTCTCTGTCAAACACCGACAAAACATTAATCGTAAATTTTTCATCTAAATGCGTTTCTCCGGAGTCTTTTAATAAATATAAATTTTTGTGCCCTAATGCCTTGGCAATTGGTGTTAAGGCATCCTGGCGGCTAGAGTTTCTTAAGTTGCCGTCGTGATTACCCAAAATAATATAAGTCGGGGCAATGTCGGCGAGGTTCTTAAAGAAGTCACTACACATCTCAACAAACTCTGGGCTAATTTGTGTCTTTGTATGTGCGATGTCTCCACAGTGGATAATATAATCCACCTTGTGGCTTTTCAATTTTTTATAGAGGTGCTTGAATACCTCTCTATATTCTTTGTGATATTTTAAGTTTCTAATATGCGTGTCTGCAATATGAGCAAATTTCATGTTACACCTTTCGTAATATAAAATATACGAACGTATTTTACTATGTAAACTACATTCCTGATATTCTTTTCATTAAGTATCCATCCAGATTGATGAACTTGGCAGAGCTTTTTCTTTCTTCAAATTGTTTTTTTGTCATCTCGCCAACATCGTTGAATGGCTTTACATCTACTAAATATAACTCTATGTCATAGTTTAGAAAAAGTCTTATCAGCTTGTTTGTTTTTTTGTCTGCGTCTGGGTCTAAAGCAAGGTAAACAGGCGTGTCATTTTTGATAATCTGGTCGAACAAGCTTGACGTCTCCGTTAGCGTCGAGCCCAGAAGAGGTACTGAATTGTCGCCTGCCTTAATAGCATCAAACACGCCCTCTACAATTGTAATGGGCTCGTCAAAGTCTATGTAGGGGTGGTTAAATATAATGTCTTTTGAAGCCTCTGGATTTAGATACTTTCTCCAATCGCGGTCATATGAGCGAGAGATAAAGAAATTGACATCGCCATCTTCGTCAAAAGAGGGTATCACAATGCGGCCTCCGTATTTACCTTTAGGACAGTAACCTATTTTCCATTTTATGATGTCTTTTTTGCCAATTCTGCGGCTTTTTAAGTAGTTGATTGGATACATTGATGTGGTGGGTAGTTCTTTGTTGGCCAGTGAAATAAAGTCTTTTGGTAGGGAAATTTTATCCCTTGTATCCTCTTCTACCTGACCAAACAACTTGTCAGCAAATTTTTCAACTTCGATCTGCTGGGTCAGGCTTTTCCATTCATACTTTTGATCTGTTGTACCAAACTGCCTTACAATCCTATAAATGTTCCTGCCAGACCAATCGCAGACCCAGCACTTAAACGCGCCCTTTGTAAGATTAACGGAGAGCTTGCGCTTGTGGTGATCGCATTTTGGACAGTGAAAGAGATACTCTGCGCCTTTATTATAGAAGCCGCCTAGTACGTTTTTTAATAGCTTTACTTTTCTCTCTTCTGACAATCTAACCAGCCCGCACGTGCGATCACCCAACTGTCTGCCTTGTCGAAACAATGTGGCTTTGGATTTCCGTGCCTAGTATATTCTATAAGAACATCTGGTACGTTGTCAAGTACGTATTTTATAACGACCTCTTTGGCCTTGGTTCCTCTTGGCACAACAATACCGCACGATTTCCTAGCGGACACCGCTGCTAAATACGTCGGCTCAACGCCATACTGTCGAAAACAGATCCAAGAAACAATACCATTGAATCTAGAAAGTGTAGAAAGAGTTTTAGCTGACGAGAACCCGCTCCTAAATGATTGCAAAGACTGCTCAATATAAATTCTATCAGGCTTGATAGGAAGATTACAAATTCTTTCATTTACAAATTCCGCTTTTTCAAAAATGCTTTTAAATTTTCTGGTATCCCATGCATCATTATAGATAACCTTGCCGTTATCATCAATAATTGTGGCACCGGTAATGCTGGTGCTAACATCTAACCCTAAAATCATAACAACATTATACTATATGTCTAGCTTGAGTTTAAACGTATAACTTCTGCCTTCGATTTTTCTTACGGGATTTGCGAGAGAGGCGACTGCAATTAAATTTTTATTTTCGTCGTATATGCCAACCTTCGAGATATAGGTCACAGGCTGGAAAGACGCAGTATAATTGTCATAACTACTGGTAACTATGTTTTTAATTTCTGTTTGGGCGTCTTCATAATATATATTCGAGCTTGAAACAGCGGAGACAGCACCAGACAAAAAAGTTGGATTATTAGAAAAATTGAGGCTATTCTCATCCGCATGTGCAAACATCGTGAGCGTTTGTACATAATTAACGCTATTGAAATCTATAGAAAAGCTTGATGAGGGCGCGCCCGATTGTGCATCGGTAGTAGCAAAATAGTGCCAAGATGCGCTGTAGCTGGTACCTCCGGATGTGTATTCTTCTGTGTGTGTGTCTAAGTTGGTGCTTGAAGTTAAGAGCACGAAACCTTCGTTGTATAGGACTACGCCCACCGAATCTCCTGTAGTAGAGCCAGTTGTTTGGTATAAAACGCCGTTCCTTTTTGTGTCGGAGGCCTCGGCGATCAAAGTGCCCGTAACATAATATTTTAATACAACTGAACCTTTTTCTATGCTGGAGCCATAAAAAATAGATGGTACCTGGATAATGTTTATTTTTTGTGATTCTTTTTGACCAAATGACGACGAATATGCATAATGTGGGCTTAAAGTTGTATAAAAGTCTAGCGTATTTCGAAGAGCATACAAAACGTCTTTTTTCCTGCCAGTAAAAGAGGTATCAAACCTTTCAACTTTTATGCTGGCTGTTAAAGGATAAGAGCCGGTGATCTGGTCTCCATAATTAAAATCTAAATTAAAATTACTGTCGGATATTGTTGAGAAGCTAGAAAAAGATCCGTTCTTGGTAACAAAAGGGTATATTAGCTGACTGTCACCGCTAGATGATACATTCTGCCTATTAACATTAAGTTCATAGAGATTAATGTGGCCGTCCGGTGTGTGAAAATTTGTTGAGTCCCTGTTTTCGTTATTATAGTACACAGAATTGTTGTACACATACAAACTAACTTGAGGGTGCGCTTCTAGCGTGTTGTGGAATACGTCTTCTTTCTTAAAGCGAAAGAGAGTCCCATACTTTGTGACGTGTGAGGCCATACATTTACCTCACTAGTAGTCTAGTCTAACTCGCAACGTCAGCTCAGTATTTGGATCCTTTCTAATTGGCTCTGACAGCTTAGCAACTGCCAACAGCTCATTGTCTGGCGAGTACAAACCAACACTGGTTATATAGCTTACTGGAAGGTCGTTCACATTGTTTTTAACAACTAATTTACTGCCCGTTATATACGTTGGGTTTGCGCTGTAATTAAACTCGTTATGATTAATTCTACAGAAATAAACAGCAGAATTAAGCTCGATAGTGTTATTGAAGTCGACATCATCTATCATGTGTCTGAAGCTATCAGCTAGTGTGTCAATTGTCGAGCCAGTTTGAGCCGCGTTAATTGCTGCGCCAGAAGACAAAGCGTGTGTGTTGTCTGCCGGAGTGCCGAACTGTTCTGTAAATATTGAAGAAGTTAAAACTAGTACACCGGCTTGGTAAAATATCAACCCTACTGAACTTTCGTTGTCAGCTGTCGAAGACGTAACTACAAGACCATAATCGCCAGCTGGCGATGTCCTAAATTCGTTAGCGGAAAGAAAATCACCAAACGTTTTTCTAGTCTCTCGGCCGGCACCAGTATTCGATATGACGCCTGAAGTGTGGAGTGATAGTCTAAAAGAATTCTTTTTAATTTCGTCCTTAGTCAACAGCCTCGTAAAATTCATGAAGAAGCAATGATTCATTATGTTGGTGCTGTCGTCTAGTGTGCCGTCAGAATCAAACTTTCTGATATTTCCACTAACATCATAACCCATAAGAACCTGGGCCATTTGATTATAAATATTTAACTTTTTAGCGTTTTGTGTGTTAGCGGCGCCGCTAACATTTGAGCTGCATCCGTAGGTAATATCAAAAATATGATTTGCAGACGAGCTTAAATATGGATAGTCGTAGACTGACTCAAACATGCCATGAGAGAACTTCTTAATATTGTTGTCCGAATAGGTGCCAGAGACGATCGTCCCAGTAATTGGAATCGCCTCGTGCAATAAAGTCCTTGTATTTGTAACGTCGTCTCCGAGTAGTGATTTAAATGTCTTTGCCATGTTTTTTACCTTTTATGCAATCTTTACATAACGCACTGGAATATCTAGCCTGTAACCTGTGTTTGCCCCAACTACTCTAACGATACTATCAATATAGTGTATTGTTAAGCTGCTAGCACTTTGGCCATTGTAAAGCTGGTTGGCGTCAGCATCAAGCCCCAAAATATTGCCATCTGTGTTGGCAGCTTGTGAGCTTCCTAGCTGAGTGAACAAATATGTAGAGTTTTGCAAGTCTTGCGAAGCATGCAGCCTAAAATGCAGTGACTTACCTCTTGGGCCCTCGAACACCTGCGGGTTCAAACTGGTAAGATCGTTCTTTATCTTACTGCCGTTTCCATCCACAGCATCGGCTGGGGATGAATTTCCCTTGGGATTGATGTAGGTGTCGCTTGTTAAGTAATACTGCGCAACGTTATCATCGTCAATAAAGTTAACGGCTTCTGCTACGTGATTTTCAGGGCCTTTTACCCTGCCTAGGCGGTAGTCCATCTCAACGATAAACGCGCTTTCTAAAAGGTCGGAGTCTAGACCAACAGAAGCAGCGATTTCGTTCGTGTCAAGGCCTTGGTCAACTCTTACAAGTTGTTTTTGATCATCTTGGTTATCGGCAACTGTGTAACCCTGTAGCATGCCTGTCAAAGTTTTAGCTGCCTCGTCAGTAGTGCCAGAGCCTCTATAGTGGCTAACTATATCCCAAGTGTCTTTATCGACTGCAACATAGAATTTAGTATCTGCTACAGTGCTAGTTGTTGATGAACCACTAAGCGCTCTAGAAAAAAGCCCAGATGTGCCGGCCTGAATGTTGCCTCCAATACCGCTGATGTTTTGGTCGACAATGTTGTTTAGCTTAAGAACAGGCATATATAAGATGTTAGTTCTAGAAATAGATATTAGCTTTGTTTTTTGGTTTGAAGTGTTGTTTGTAAAAGCCTCTAGCACCGGAGTTTGTAAAACCTCCAAATCATAGTAAGCACTGCCTGAAGAGTGGTTTTTGTTGTAGAGTGAATAGTTAATCTCGTCGTCTCCAAGAGCAAACTTGGAGATCTTGAAACTACCATCTCCCTGCGCCAACCTTAATCTTCCGGTGTCGGTTAATACTGCATCCAGTATGATGTCGCCTGAATTATCTAGGAATCCCATTTTTAGTCCTCGCCTTATAAATAGTCTTTAATTAATTAATGTTTCATCAGTTTTTAATTTCTTTTTTGAATGAAAAATTGATGTCAATCTTTTTTCCGCTTCCCTTTGAAGTTAGTCGTAACTTGTATTTCTTCTTTGTTGTAGCATCTGAAAAAATGCTGTCTACGTTTTCGTCATCAGCAAAATATAGCTGCTGGATCGACGGTTTTAAATAAATATACTTTTGACAAGCTTTTGTATTTATTTTATTTTTTGGTGGAGTCATGTCAAAAAGACGTATAATTGGCTTAACAGCACCTTTTTCGTCTATTAGCTCAACCTCGTACACTGGACTGGGATTTGATATGTGGCCATGGCTGTCAATCGCCCTGAACGTGTAATAATATTTAGTATTTGGCAATATAGCTTCTTCAAACACCTCGCCATTAACTTCTTCATATAAAGAAAAATCTCTGTATGTGCTTGGCTTTTCTGCAATTCTAAATATCTGGAATCTCTTGACCGGGTCGTCTGAACCAAACTCGACTTTGCCATCTTCTAGTGGATTGCCAAAATCGTCAACGACCAATTGGGCTCTCTTGATTCTATCAAATGCTTCCACATCGCTGTCTAAAATTATTGTAGGAACCTGTCTGTACCTATCGGATGCGCCAGTCATTAATATTTTTAATCTATTGTTAACAGCACGGTAGGGCAAAATGTTGATGTCTGGTACGACAGGGGGCTTGTCTAATATAAGAATTTCCGGTGTGGAGAATATCTTGTCCTCCAATAATACTATCGAAGGCTCAACAATTGTGTTGAACAAAGCAGTGTACTGTATTAGGTTTTCTTCTAAATTTTCGTGTATACCGTTTTGATTTCCGATTGGGCCGTCCAGATCGACATATTCTACGGTTTGGACGCCCTCACTTGAAAGGGGTGGCACTACAACAGAACTTAAAGTTCTAGCTGCAGGCGTGTCTTCCGGTTGGCCCTGAGAGTCTAGCCACTGGTAGCGATATTTACTTCCAAACACAGCACGGTGAGCGTAAACGTGATACCGATATGTTGAATACGTTGCGTATTTTAGCTGTGTATCGACATATTTTACAATATCTAGCTCGGAAGTATTTGGAATTAATATGTTTTGTACAATGTCTTCTTGTCCGTTTGGCAGAATTCGTATTTTTTCAATTCTATAAAACAAATCTTCTGTATAGGCAGGGACGCCCTCTAAAATGTCGCTGTATGACCTTGCATTGTCTATATAAGTTTGCAAAATTTTTGCTTTGAAAGCAGAGCCGAAAAGCTTTTTAAATATAACGTTTTCATCGCTGTCTAGATTTATGGGTTCTGTTGATCCGTCTCTAAACATTGACATGTAGTTTCTTAAGTCACCATCAGAAAAATCTGCCGTTGCAAATGGCTGCTGCTCACCGTTGTAGACGCCGTTTTCTTCTGTTTGCCATCTGTCTAGCGTCTGTGCAATGCCAACAAACTTAAGCTCCTTTGTGGATAGATTAGAGTTAGCAATTGAATCGTCTTCCGAAGTTGACAAGTCTCCTAAATCAGTATCTTGAGAAAAAATAACGAAATCTTGTGCATCTAAAATTTTCCAAGCGTCCGAGTAACTTCCAATTGAACTTGGCGGTGTCACTGTATTTAGAATAACCTCGGACATAAATTTTGTCAAGAACATCTTCTTCATTGTGTCCCCGAGTTCAGTATCTAGCTTTGCAGTGAATTCTAGTTCTGCATAGAAAGGAAAGTGCTTTTTGTACTGATCTACTTTGTTCAAAAGTTTTAATACTCTTGGCGAAAAGACCAGATTAGTCATAGACTTTTCCAACACAACTTGGTCGATAGAGGGCCCGCTTGGGGGCATCTGCGCCACATATTCATTGAAATAATCAGCGAATAAAGAGTCCGCATCAAACTTGTCAAAGCTTAAAGAAATAATTTTCTCCAAAATCTTACTATGCTGTTGCGGCTTGTTCGGTGGCCAGTTGCCCATATAGCCAAACAGCGTAACTAGGGCTTCAAGCGGGTACTTTTTTAACAAATTTGTATAAACACTTTGTTGCTCCGCTGAACCGGGGGTTGCATTAAACCCAGAGTATTTTTGCATTTCTTCTACAATAGGAAATAACGAAAATAGACCTTCTTGATTTAGTTTGTTGTTTGTAAACAGCTTTAAAAATCCATACATGCTAGGTAAAGAGTTTTGGACTGGGTTGGGCCCACCAGATAGAACTCCAGTTGCTTTTTCAAAATTGCTACTGTCTAGTCTTTCGTTGTAGTATGTTTTATAGTTTGCAAAAAAAGCTTTTCCAGTAGGCTGCTTGCTGTTTAGCTGTGCCGGGGTAAACGGGTTGATCGACTCGTGGTAATGGTCTGTAAAATCTTGATTTACTTTGACAATAGGGCTGTAAGTTGCGTCAGTTTGCTGGTCGACAACTCCGGTTTTTGTATAGTAAATCCACCTTTTTAGTCTTTCTGCCGGGTAGTTATCGTCGATATTGTCGGTGGTAGCAGAAAATACAATTTTATATTTTTCTCGAACACTCTGGTCTTCCAGAGACATCTCGTCATTAGGCTGCGTGTCCGGAGGGCAGATCTCATAGTTTAGTGAGCGATCTCTGAAAACTTTTGGTGCAGTCCAATTATTAGAAAAAGCCAACTTTCCATTCTCGGATTCTCTAAAATCCCAATTTTTTCCTAAAACAACGCGCACTTTATCGCCAACGTGGTTAAAATAAACTGCATCATTTATTGTCTCTTGTGTGATTATAGACAACTTATCATTTTCGTCTCTAGGCGCAGCAAAATAAGCGTCAGAGTCGACGACAAATTTTTTCTTTCCTACTAATTCTGGTTGTTTTTCTGCCATTTTAATCTCTTCTATAACTAGTATTTAGCTGTTAATAGCCTCCACCACTGGATCCTCCACCACTGGACCCTCCTCCGGCGCCGCCTGTTGGCGTAGAAACTGGAAAGGTTGGGCCTGCGGGCTCTGATTCTGATTCTGACGTTTGCGTATTCGTGCTTTGCATGTTTTCTGCGCCAGCCCCCTGGAAGCCGCCACCAAAGTCAAAAGTCTGCCCAGTTGATTTTGCATACTCGTCCATTTTTTGTTCATTCTTTTCAGCCCAGAACGTGTTCTGTGCCACGTCATCTTGACTTGCAAATAAAGTCATCTGGTTTATCTGTTCAACTGCTGCAACGCCTGATATGGCTGCGCCGGGGGCCATCAAAAAATAGCTATCTAATATTGGAAGCCTTAAGTCTTTTGTAAGTCTTTCATCAAAATATGACATACGACAAAGCAACATTCCGTTTATATTATCTATGTCTTCTTTTGTTAGCAGCGACCAAGACTCTTGATCATACTTGGCGTTGCCAGAGCTTCCTCTAAACACCTCTATTTTCATAGTTAAGTTTAGATTAAAGAAAAGATAGGTGTTATATGGCTCTGGATTATTAGAGATGGCACGCCATGGTAGTGTCGCTATTTCTTCATCGACAAAATTTTTATGATTATTTCTGATAAACGGAAGCTTAAAATTATTCGGTAGATTTGGAATAAATTTTATACCGGCGGCATCAAAAACGTCACCCTGCGTTATTAGATTTATGTTATAAGCTTTTAATTTTTTAGTTGCTAGCTTGTCGTTGTTACTAAAATTTTTGAAAAAAGTATTTGGCGCCACGTCGCCGTCGCTAAAATCTTGTATTTTATATTGGAACTGATAAAGACTTCCGATAGCTCCGAAAGGCGTGCTTACGATCGTTGCGCCAGCTTCTGGTATGTCAACAGAGACTGCTCCTGCCTCGCGTTCATTGCCCTCAGAGTCTTGAAAAAAACTGTCGTGTAAATCCACATCATGTGTCGTGATACCCAGTTTTTCGAAAAGTTCTTTGTATGTTTCTCTCAAGGTGTAGTCGCGACCGAGTTGCTCATAAGAGAACGGTGCGTCAAGTAAATCAGCGTTTTTTTCGTCCTCTTTGTTAAAGCTATAATTTAACAAAGCAACCAAAAGATTTTCAGCGCTCTCTGTATTAAAATCGTCTTGCATTGGCCGGTAAGAAAAATTATTACCTTGGACTCCGCTAGACAGTTCTATGACGGAAGGAGCAAGATAAGAATATCCAGTATCTGAAAGATATCTACTATCACTTTGTGCAGGTGGCTGGGCATTGTCTCCTTGGCCGGCTGATCCGATTTGAGAGTATGCGTCTATATTGTACTCTGACCCCTCTCCTTCTTGTGGCACAAGTGGCTTCAAAGAATACTTTGCTACTTCTGCTCTGCATCTTTCCACAAAATCTCCGGCGTTGACAACTTTTAAGGCCTGCCCTGCTGCGGCAGAGGAAGGGCTGCCGTCTAAAGAAAGATAATCTGAATATATTCTTTTGTTGCTTATCGCCTCATAAAGCTCTGCAGGGTGATCAAAAGTGTGCTCCTCGTATATTGTATGGTTTGCTTGAGAGATGAAGTTTTGAAGAAGCGACGTGCTATTGTGTCCTCCAGAATATGCAGAACTTGTAAACCCACCAGAAGTTTTTTTAAGCTTGTTGATCTCCAATATAGCCTCTAGTTTTTTTACAAACAAAGAAATCAAGCCTAAAACGTTTTGTATGCCTTTTGGTGAGCCAGTTATGGGATCTAAAGAATTAGTTAAAGACAGTGAGTTTTCAAGCGCTATCATAAAATCAAGCTGTCCCTGAAAGATCTTCTGCACTTGTGAAACTAGCACAGGAACCGAAGTCCACGGTGTGGTTTCAGAAAACAGTTCGTAAGCTTTCAAAGCAAACTGTTGATCGTAGCTGTTATTTTTGTAGTATCTTTTAAATCTGGCTTTTGTAAATTCTTTTGCTTGATTGCTAGAAGTATGGGTAAAGCCGGCACTTGCAGGGTCTGTATACGAAGAAACCGCTAAATCATAGTATTTTTCCAACAATATTTTTGAATTTGACAGCTCTTTATACACTTCATATAAGAATTGATACGAGCCATCTTTAAAATTAACTTCTAGTCGGTATTGGTACATGCCCGCAGCTTTGCTGGCTACTTCATAATCAGCGAACATAAAATATCTAATTTTGTTGTCATCGTCCGCAGATATGTTAATCGCTGTAAAAATAGAATCTTCTGTAATTTTTGCTGCAGCTGTTGAGCCATGCGGGCTAAGTGTTGCAACTAATTTAGACGGCTCTTCATAGGCCTCATCGTTTGCATAAACTTCTCTTGATTTACCAATGACGTATTCTTTGACCCTGTCTCTGTAGATCTTTAGTTCTAGAAAACTAGATCTAGACAAAATTTCTATCAGGTATTCAGAAAGCCCGGGCGTATCTGGATACAGTTGCGAATTATTTTTTAGGAGTTCTTCCATGTTGATAAAAAATATGCCACGAGCGATGCCGTCGATGTCACGAGTTAGATAAAGTTTTGAATACTCCGAATCATTGTCTATTATAAACTCTCTTCTTTTTTCTTTTTGAAAAACAGCGCCCACCTGATCGAGCATTTTATCGAACGCGGTTTGCTCTGCTATGTTGGCTTGCTGCTGTGCGCTGGTGCCAATTAGTGAAACTTCTTCTAAATTTTTTCCTTTCGTAGTGCTGCGTAGGTCTAGCAATTTATTATTTGGAACTCTTGCTAGCTTTAGCTTTGGCTGGTCTTCGGCCGAATTGTGCTGTTCTCCTACCATCCAGCCCCTGTAATCAGAGGGGTTGTCTAGGTTGCTTAAGCCGCCATCCCCAACATAACCATCAGGTGCTGGGTTGTTTAGCCACTCTCTATCGCTGTGTACGTGTGCGGCGCCCTCCCAAACTTGACCATTTGGTAAAAAGAAGGCTTCGCGTTCTTGCTGAAGCTGGCCGGCCATATAGACTACCTCGCTATTAACAGGGCCTTCTACAACAAATTCTTCAAAAAAAGAATCGCTCGGTAGAATTTCTACGCCAATGTCTAAAGAATTAGCCCAGTAGGGTACGTCTAAGAAGGTATAAAAAGCAAAACCTAAATTTTCATTTTGCTCGGGATCGTATATTGTTTTGTGCTGGAAAGGTATAACATAATATGGGCGTCCATTGACTATTTCTTCCCTTACTTTACCTTCCGCCTCGAAATTTAATAGTGCGTCTTTTGTGCCTATGTTGCCTATTATGCTTGAATTTGACACTTGCACAGGAGTTTTTATGGAACCCTCCTCCATATTAAACATGTTCTCCACATTTGGTCTTGGCCCTGTTAAGCCGCCTGTTCCGCCGCGCGGCAAATAGTTGTCTCCATAAACTATCTTTCCCCCATATAAAGAGCCGCGGCCGGGTCCGGAAAAGTTAAAAACGCCATGGCGAACAGCAGACGGCAATATACGTCGAACATTGGCAAACGTTTTGTATTCGAGCACCTGAATAAACATAGCATCCAAAAAATTAGAGTTATTATCATCCAAAGAATTAAGCCAAGCAGAATCAAGAAGTCTTTTTTTATCTTGGTAAAGCTCTAGGTGTAGGGTGATGTCTAGCTTACCCTCGATAGAAGAGTCCTCTATCGTGGTTTTCTTACAATAGATGTAAGGTAGTAAGCCGCCGCCTGTAATGTTGTCTAATATAGCAGACATTAACAAATATCCCCTGGGTTGTCTGATTCGTCAGTATAAATATCAAATACTTTTCTTTTCTGTTCGTTTATGACATCTTGACAAAGTTTAGTTCTAGCATCAGCGTATACACCTTTTTTCTCGTTAATTGGGTCAAATTCACAAAGTATGTCATTACTTATTTCATCGTCGGTTAGCAAATCAAAATAATATTCAACATGTGACACATCTTCTTCAGGAGTCGTATCTTCTATGAAATCTATTTCGGTGTCCAAGACTAAATTTTTTGAAAACTCTAACTGCCTCAGTGTTTCGATTGTAGTAGTGCCTTGTAGTTCTTCTTCTATTTCAAATACCTCTATGTCGAAGTTTTCTTTTTGAAAAAGTCCATTGTTTTCAGAAATTTTTAAAACAACGTAAAGCTCGTTATCCGCGGACAGAATATTCACGTTAGAAACCAATCCATCATCTTCTAGTTCTTCTAGATCATTCAAAGCAGACGCGTCATTAGTGTTATACTGTACGTCTATGCTAACTATACTTTCGAGTTGAGGCACTAGCTGTAAATTGTTGCCGCCCGTTTTTTCTAAAATGTCCAAAGATTTTGAAGAGCCAGATAGTTCACCATTTAAAAATTGCACAGACCAAGAGGGCGCGTATTCAGAGTTCAAGTCACTTGTGCCTAAATAGTTTGGCAAAGCATAGCTCTTTTCTGCTGTTCGCTGGACGTCTTGCGAGAATGCGTTAGCTTCGCCTGAAACGATCTTATTATAATTGTTGTTAAACTCTTTTTCGAGTGACGATATTGATATTTGGTGGTGCATGGTTGGGGTGCTTTCTATCCTGGCCTCACTTTCTTTTTGAACCTCTGTTAGGCCAGTTTTTTGCACGTCATAAATTATATTATCATCGTGAAAAGAATAAAAAGCTGGCTTAAGCTTGCCTTTTGATAAAAGGTGACGCCCGAACTGTGTTAGTTTTATATCAATTACTTCTTCTTTTTTATTAAAAAATTCCATTAGTCTTCAATTTCAACCCTGATGTCGAGTTTAAAAGCCTCCATTAAAGAAAAGTCGTCATATGGCCAATTATACCCAAGCCTGTCTTTTAATGTAAGGTTGGTGTTAAAGCCTAGGCCTAGCTCTTCCCTCTCAATATCTGGGATTCGCAGCCTTGTTCTTTCTAGAACAGCTCTCTCTATTTGTCTATTTTTATAATTTTGATAATCTTTTATGCCTCTTTGTTTAATTTTAAATGTCATAAATTTCAAGTTTTTGTAAAAATCTCTAGAAGTTTTTATCCATTGCGAATTTAGATCAGCTTCTAAGACGTATTTTTTTAATTCTGTGCTGTATAGATAACTAGGGTCTAAAAAGTTAGCCGGGTTAATTGAATTTAAACTCACGCCAGGCTCTGTTCCAGCGTACTGGGCGCCCTTTGTCTTTGGCATCCAGCTATGCCTGTTGTTTGGTGAGAGGTTTAATTCAATCGACGAAACCGCTTTTTCAAATGCCAAGCTAGAATCTGGCATGACACCCTGATAAATGTCCATCAATTCTTGTTTACTTAGCTCGTGCTCAAATGGCACCACAATCATCTGGAATGGGCCAGCTTCTTCTACTTTTTCTCCAAGATAGGCCTGTCGATAATTTATGAAATCTAGTTCTACAGGCAATTCATATCCAGGAATTCCTTTCTGCTCATCGCCTAGTAGCGTTTCAATCATTTTGAACACGTCTGTACTGGCTGCCTCGTTATAAGAAGTTTGTGATTCAAAACCTAAATGTTCTTTTCTCGTTATCGAACTGGCATCTAGATTAGCGATTAAACGATCGAGACCATATTTTCTTTTTGCTAGCGCCATCGACAACATGTTATCAAAAAGCATATTGTGAATTGGCAAGAAATGTTTGCCAGGAATTATCTCCCTAGTAACAAATATTTCACCGGAAGGTACCTTATCATTACCCCTAAGACGAACTGGCTTGTCAAAATAAGGAACTATTACAAGCGCTTCAGAAATTGTCTTGGAGTCTGCAAATTGTCCAATTTCTTTTGTTGAGGCCTGTAGTCCTAGCTGTGAAATTAGAGAGCCTGTGGTCTCATTTGTGTTTTGTGATGGCTTGTCTACATAAACGCCCTCGCTTGGTGTGGATATATCAGTTTTATAAGACAATACTTTTGTATTGTTTGTCTTGCTGGATAAAAGATCGCTAATTCTTAAATATATACCCTTTGACAAACCTGATTCATTTCGTAGTTTTTGTATTTCTTTTTGTATTTGTGTGTCGTACGGATCAGAGCCATATCCCCCCCACATTCCACGACCAGTTTTCATGTCATGATATGAGTTTGTGATAAACGTAACAGTTTCTTTCTTTTCGGCTAGCAGGCCTTGTTCTTCTCTGTTTGAAACAGCAGAGAAAGAAGATGAGAAGTCTAACACGGGACAAACCCACTTTGGATTAACATACCAAGAGAAAGCTTTTATCTCTGTGTCTGGGCGGACGTAGTTAATGTCAGCTTTATTAAATATATCGACACTGCTATCAATCTTCATTCGCGTTGAAGAGAGGCCAGAAACAGAGCCAGTGCCAGGTGTTTTGGCACATAAGCTATCTCTAACAAGTTCATCAAAATCTTGTTGTGTTTTCGAGCCTGTCTGGTAAGTATCTAAATAATACGAATTTTGATCGGTTTGCTTGAAAAGGCCGTTCCAAGTGTTAATATTACTACCGCTAACGGCCGTGACTACTAAGCTACTCTTGCCATAGAAATAAGGCGGCGTGTAGGTTTGATAGGCCGGATCTGTTAAATTAGCGGCAAAATATGACTCATAGTCGCCTAATCCAGTCCACGTGCCGTCTGTGTTAAAGTCGGACCTGACTAAAGGTTCTTGCCTGCTTATTTTGCCTGTGGATTCATTGTAAGACTCGCGTGGAAATACATTAGCAGAGCCGGACATTTTAACGATTTCTACCGGCGGGCCATAAATGTAGCCTCTCATTCCTCGATTTGTGGGGCGCGCACCGTACCACTCGAAGCCTGAAGGGTTTGACCCGGTGGACAGGCCGCCAATACCAGAATCACGAGGACCTTCGGCCATGACTTGGTGGCGGCCCATCTCTAAAGAGACTTCCATAGCGAATTCACTATTTGCATCTATGCTAACATCGGAGTCTTGTCGATAATCTGACACGAATACCGGCAATTTTTGGCCTGGTAGTTCATCTTGATCTTTTAGGAAGAAGTTCATTGTCTCAGACAAAAAGTTGCTTACGGAGGCCTCATACAGAAATTGCTCGGTATTGTCGTCAGCCATGTACATTAGTTGGGAACGAGGGCCTGTATAGGTAAATGCGGCGCCTGGATGCTCGCGGACATCTTGAGATGAAGCTGCAGCTGAAGCAGTAGCAGCTGCTCCTTCTGGATAATTAATGTCTAGGTCTAGAAAATCAGTTGTTAGATAAATCCTATCTCCGTCATGGCCCGGGCCGATGCCATACTTCTGCTTCAATATACTTGTATCATACAACGCCTCAAATGGCATTCTAAAGTCTGGAGTGTTGTTTAAAATCGCCGGAATACATCGCGAGGCACCCATCATATAGAAGCCCCCATAATTGAAAGATGACGTGATTTGAATTAAAAATCTTTGATTAGAGTTGGCGCGGCCATACTTTTCAGGATTTTTTTCAACGTCGGCCGGGGCATAGTCAGCTCCCGAACCACTAAAAAACACCCACGGAGCAAAATAAGTTGGTTTTTTACTATAAACAGGATAATCTACGGCGATGCCTGATTTTATTGAGTTATACAAAATGCCAGGTGCGAAAAACGGCTCTAGAAAAGACTGCAGCTGGCCGTTGTCTTGGCCTGCCTGCTCAATTCGATCGTTTGTCTGGCTATCGCCATGCTCCGGGCCGAGACTAGGCTGAATATTGTTGTATATAAACTGCTTAAATTTATTGCCTATGTCGACAGTTTTCAAAACCGGGTAGAAATTTTTCTCTGGACGCAGCTTTTTTAAGCCATGAGCAGTAAATCTTATTTTAGCCGGCACTGTATCAAAACCATTGTTCATCGGCGTCGCAATTAAATTAGAAACCTGCCCTGTGTCAGCATGAGAGAACGCCTCATTAAAAATAACACCGGTAACATCTTGCAGATAACTAACTGCTTTTATGCTGTTTTTAAACCCTAGCTCCTCTTGTAAAGTTGAGGTAGCAACATCTTTTGACAGCGCAACATATTTGTACGCGAGAGTGTTTTCGGAAGACCCAGAAAGGCTTTCTAGATCGGAGCTAGCAGTAACGAAGGCACCATCTAATGACAGGAAATTTAGCTTGAAATCTTTTGGTTTTCTAGAAATTGGAAAAGTGACGTTTCTCTTAATCACCGAGGGGTTTAAAGTTGCAAAACCATCCCCAAGCTGTTCGGTTGCGGCTTGTGAATCATAAAAAGAGTTTGCAACATTCTCAAGATTAAAATTTGAACTAAGTTTAAATTCAGTATAAATCTCTTTTTGCATTTGATTTTTGAAATATCTTTCATAGTAATATTGTATGTTATTGGAAGTTTTGTGCTCGGGCACATAACTGTAGTCACGGCCGTGCAGCTTCATGTCCTGTGCAAAATCAGCATATGAATTATAGAAGGGGCTTCTTCCTCTGATCAGATTTGTAGCGTAAAACGGAGTATTGTACGGGAATGTATGTCTATTGTACTGAAGCGATGCTGTCTGCGCACGATAGCCTTTTAGGTCTTCGGTAACTGATCCAGTGCGATGAAAAAACATTGTTGGCTTTGTACTATATACTAGCTCACCAGCGGTGCCAGTCAGTATGTTCTCTATTTGTGCAAAGGCGCCGGTGGCGTTAGTCACAGTAGAATATAAATTTCCTCCTGGCATGCCCGATGGTAATTTTCCTCCTGAAGCTGAGACGACCGCAGAACCGGGTTCGCGGGGGCCACCAATATGATTCGTAACAAAGACAGAGTTGTCGGTTACAAATGTTTGGTTGCTCGGGTGTCCAATATCCTCCCTCATTCTATGTGGCGTAAGCCCAATTTGTTTTCCAAAACCACCGTGACTAGAGGTTAGATATGGCGCGGAGCTATATATGTCAGGACGGGCGTCGAGAGGCCACATACTAAAAAGAGATATGGGGTGAGGCTGATAGCTTTCAAAAGTAGCAAAGGCGCGGCCGGGGACGCTAGCAGTTGGAACGCCTCCGTTGACTAATGTTGGCATGCCATCGCCTGCCGAGTTGGTAGTCGTGGCGATGCCAGAGTGAACAATAATGCCAGGCTCAATAAAACGGTACGTAAAGTTCCATCCTAGCGACGCGCTGGACACGCTTCCAGAATGGATTAAGTCGTAGAACCCCTCACGGCTGGTTTGTGTTGGCGTTGTTGTGACCTGTATAACATCTTGTGAGTTGAGGGCAGCTGCTTCTGTTCTAAATCTAGTCATGCCCGAAGAAGTTATCTTTTGTTGTAAGGTTGGCTGCGCGTCTCGCCAAAAACTTCTGTTAACGGCGCGATCGTAACCATTTGGTCCAGTGCCGGCCGACTCTTCGTATGAAAGCTTTTCTAGCTTGTACGGCCTAAATACATTAACAGGTTTTGGAAAAATAGTTTCCGAATATATAAATCCGCTAGCGCCATTTTCTTTAGCCACTTCGATAAAATTATAATACTCTTGTTTAGGTTTTCTTGTTGGCCGGCCATCAAATGATCCAGTATAGCGGTCTGGCCCAGCAATACTAAGCGCTTGATTTACTTCTTTGTTTTCGAAAAAAATCATTTGATTCATAAAAGTTGAGCGTATTCTGTACGCCCCTTGAATATCATATATAAACGGTTTGTGCGCCTTTACAACTGCAGGCTCATAGAATCGATTTAATGTTGGCTGCTGGTAGAACCTTGGATTTTTTTCTGAAGTTGCCAAAGTGTTGTTGAGTGCTTCTAGATATTCGTTGACTTCTTGGTGTGTGTCGTTTTCCAAACGATATCTTAAAAACTTCTTCTCTTGCTCGCGAGCGAGGGGATCAGCATACGTAGTATCAATTGACATCGTATTGTGCAGGCGTAAATTTCTAGCTATGGGGTGATCCCCTCCGCGGTATTGTTTCCAGGAAGAGTGTTGGTAAGGTCCGTTTCTGTTGAGCAATAAGAAGTTTAGATAATTTGGCTGAGGGTTAATATTTTGACCAACCACTTCAGAATTATAGTATATTGCCGGACTTTGCTCTCCGGGTTGTCCTAAAATATTTGTAGATGCAGTAATAGGATCAACGATAAGAGTATTTAATCCAACAAAATCTGCGTTGATATCGCTTGCGCCCGTTATGCTAGCACTTATAAAACTTAAAGATCCACTTAAAGCCATTTGTATTCTAACCTCACCATATAATTAGATTATATATTAAATTATTGATCCTGTTATCCATCTTGTCTGCTGGTCTGTTCTAGGAACCATGTGGGAAATGAATCGGTTGTCGTACACTGATGCTGTGATTACAGTCATTCCAACAAAGTCTGTCGGACTAGTTACCGAGCCAGACAGCTCTAGCCTTTCAATGTTATTCCTGTGTGTCTTGTGAGCCGCGGCCTGGCCAACAAGATCAAAATCTTCGCTTCTAATTCTACCAACGACTTCGTTTCCATATACGCGCGCCGTAGTTGCGTCGTGGGCACTTACACCAAAACGACCACAGTGAGCCTGTAACTGCGAATTGTGCACTTTTCTTGGCCACGGGTTTCTATACGTTAGCGCGTTTCCGACAGCATAAGTTTCATGCGCAGGGTCTAAATAACCTCTAGAAAGGGTTTCAAATCCGCCAGGAGAGCTGAATCTGGTCATTATTCTAGTTCTGTTGCGAACGGAACCAGTTAAATATGAGCGATCTGGCAGCGTGTAAATGGGCTCTGACACGCTGAACGGATCCACAACCGGCCCGGGCGGGCGCGATAAAGCTAGCTGTATACTGCCATCCTGTCTTTTAAAAGTGGTTTTAGTAATTTGAGAATTGTTTTTAACAAAATATGGATCATTTACCTCTGGACTAACTGTGCTGACATATTCATACCTATCAAAATAGTTGCCAGCTTGGGTTGGAGAGCTGCCTGTAGTTTCAATATTGCGTATATTTACCGGTCGCTTCGCTAGTAAGCCTCTGGTCAAAGTTGCATATGGCCTGTTGTGATCATCAAAAGTTGGATGAAAAACTTTAAAGGAGTTTCTGGAGATGTCTCCTGACGTGGCTATTTTAAGGGTGAAACTATCAATTGCGCAATCACCTAGTTGTGTTATGCCAGCAGTATAAAGAAGCCTTATGTAAAACCTCTTTCCAATATATTCTTGGAGAGCTGCGGTTTCTGCGCTTGTAATTCTAGCTAAGCGCCAAGCAGCGCCTGCGGAGGCTTGCTGTTGTCCCGAAATGATTGTTGATTCAAACGGGGTGCCGCCGGCGTCCCACCTAACAAGCAAATCAGTCACGTCTGTTGTAAAGTTTTTGTCGGTCGAGGCTTGGACCTTTAAGTTACCCATATTGATGCCAAACATGTGGTAGTAAAACTCTAAAGTTACGTCTGTCGAACTTTCATAAAGGTCTAACAAATCAATTAGTGGAGTTGCCAGACCAAATGTTTGACCAACACGAGATGGCAACACTTCGCAGTATGCATAGCCGCCAGTTCCAGCGTCGCGCTGATCTTTTGTTGGGCCCGTGCCGACTGTCGGAGAAGAACCAGACAAAAAAGTCCAAGAATTGTCAGTTCCAACCCCATTGCGCCAATATTCGGCTGGGGAGGGGTCCCCTTCGGCTGAACCAATGGGAAGGCTAAGAATTCTAATATTATCAGTGCCTGTAGAAGTAGCATTGTTAAAGCCTTCGTTGAGAATAGTTGATTGAGTGCCGTCAAACAAAAATTCTTTTAAGTGCCAGCCCTCTGCTCTGGTTAGCGCATCATCTGAGCCCTGGTTGAGTTTAATATGTCTGTGCTGTTGTCCACCAACGTGCTTTTCTGTAAACGGACCTTGTAGAGGAGTAGCAGAATTAAAACCATATTTGTCCTCATGAATATTGGTAAAGTCTATTTTAAACTGATCAGAATACAATTTTTGATAGCCCGTGTCAAGTGAGGAGGTAAAAATTTGAAATGGTAAAATTAAACTAGACTTTGCATCCGTGTATTTCAGGTCGTTTTTCTTTGTTCCATCTGCTGTTGATTCTAGAGTTTCTGCCTCCGTCATTGTCAAGGCCCTAATTCTAAGCTTTTTCTTATCTAATTCCGGAGGGGTTGGTGCATCGTCGCAGTCTGTCTCTTTTGTCTCATTATCAATGTCCAGATAAATAAAATCGTCATCGCTGCCCCACCGAATAACACCTTTATAAAAATCATGTAAATTATTATCTGCTTGAGTTGAGCCGCCACGTAAATCTTGAGCTTTTTCTATTGTAAGGTCCGCAACACGAGAAAGGCTTCTGTCTGCATAATAGCTCTTTAGATATCTTGTGGATGTTGTAGTTGTTAATCTAGGCTCGGAGCCGCTTTGCTCCGTAATGGCAATTTTTAAAATTTCATTTTTGTTGCTATCAATACTGCTAACGCCGGAAGTAAGAGGGCCATCTCTTTCTGCCCTCTCTTTCCACCACAAACAATTAGTGTTTTGGTTAGAGTTTTCTGACGGAGACACCGGAGCATGACCAAATTTCCAATTATATCTTAATTCTTCAATACCTCTTAGCGATCCAAGAGGGTCTTTTGTTTTGGTTTCTAAAGTAGGAAACTTAGTCCAGTATTTGTTTCTTTCAAGCACGTGGCTTTCAACCATGTTTCTCAAAAACTCTGTATTGTTAGACGACAAAGGAATGAGCTGGGCTATCATAATTGTCACAGCATCATCGATCCATTTAAAATATTCTATGAATTTTTCTAACTCCAATCTTTCGTTTTCTACACTCTCGAAGAAAAGTTCACGGAGTTTTTGCATTTTTTTATAATAAGGGCGATACCTATTTACGGGTTCGCCGATCAGGTTGTTAAAATTATTAACCGTAGCAAAAAAACGAAGCATCTCTTCAGAAATTGTCTGGTACATGCTTTTTTCTACAGACAAAAAGTGCTCGATGTAGTTTGTATCCCTTGTAAAAACCATCTCATCTTGCTGATTTAGCGTCTTTATCATGTCATCGCTGTTTACAACTTCTGGTAATTTTAGCTTTGCTGATTGTACAAATTCAATATCTATAGCTTGATTTAGCAAATTTGCGTCAGTAGAAAATTTGTCGCCGCGGCCAGAATAGTTATATTTTGATATCGGAGAAGCCCAATAATCACCAAACTTTAATTTCTGGTCTGTTGAGCCGGATGCAAAGTCCTCTATTAAGAACTGGCCGGAAGCGTTAGAGCCTGTCAAATTATCCATAGTCCAGTTTAGAATTAAAGTTGAGATCTGCGGGACAAAATTACTGTTTAACGAATCATTGCTGTTTCTGTACGGCTGAAATGCACCATAGGAAGAGGCGTCGCGGGCGTGAGCTTGTATTGTTTCATTTGTTAGATAATCTAACCAAACACGGGTCGAGGACACCTTGACATCTGAATATTTGCGCACAGAACCTGTAAAGTTAGTTCTTTCTGCGCCCAGAAATACTCTTTTTGGTTCTTTGAAAAAAGTCAATGCATTTGCTAAACTCATTGTGCCAGAAATAGTAAATTCGTTTTGCAATATATTAGAAACGTAATTTACACCATATAGCTCATAAGTGTACGCTGATGCTGTAGGCAATAAAAATCCGGTGCTGGTGTTTAAAGCTGGCGCTGTATTTGTTGGTGCTTTTGTTGGACGCAAACGGAAAGCTAAATTCCACTTTTCATTGTCGTATACTCCTGCGTAACTACCTGTTGTTTCTATTGGGGTAAAAACATTTGAGCCAGACAATATGAATTTTACGTTCCTTAAATCATCATCAGTTTTTGCTACATGAACATTAAAATCTATGGTGTTCGAAGACGCAAATGTCAAATCAGTGTTGGAAGCTGTTACTGCGTGAAGACCAAATATAGATGACGTAACAGACGGAAAGTTTTTGTAGTTTTTGTCCTCTGGCATGTGCCTTCTAGGAAAAATTACTTCAGTTTCGACTGTCATCATAGCGCCAGTTAGCAAAGACTCCGTAGCACCGGGGATATAAGACAAAGAATTAGAGTCTGTGGAATCGTAATATTGGTAAGCTGTTGCGCTATAAGAACCAGCAATACCACCGCTGGAAGAAAGTCTAGTCTCGATATCATCAAAATCAATATATGATTTTTTTACACTAGTGTTAGTCGTATTGTCTTTTAGTTTGTATGTGTCGTTGTTAGAATAAACGTTTAATTTTATTAGCTCTTCGTCAACTCCAAAACATCTCAAAAAGTTTCTTAAAGACTTAAACGTACCTTTCGATTTTTGTATATAAGAAAGATTATTATAAATGTTTTGATAAATAATGTTCTTTACTTCATATAATTTTTTCTCAAATAATTTCTTTTCATCTCTATCTAAATATTTTCCTAACTCTGCCACATCAGCAAAAAGCTCCGGGGCGTCATATCCTCTAGAACTTAAAAGCCTTTCTGCAAAAGGTAGTGGTTTTTCATAATTGTTATCATCAGGGTAATTGATATCTTTTAGTCTGGGTAACTTTTCTATTTGAAGATACAGGTCATCAAAAAAACTGGCCATAATTTGAGTTAAATATTTTAAATTTTTTGACTGCTCTTCGTCTTGTTCTGCTATCCACGCAGGCATTGATTTATACAAAGAAGAAGCATTCTCATGATCGTGCATTGATCCGGAAGTTTTCTTGTCTGATATGAGCGCCTCGACGCTTGGGTGGTGGCTGTAAATGATTGGATCTAAAAACTCTTTTGTTGCGGCGGAGGAAGACACTATGGCGGAGCCGGTATTTCTAGAGGAGGCACTATAATTTACAAATGTACCGTTACTAATTCTACCAGAGTAATCTAAAATAGTGGCGTCTGTTGATGTTCTGCCAGTTATCCCTTCATTAAACTTATAGTAAACACCTAAAGAGACTTTGTTATCAATGTCATCATGCTTATCGTTATCAGTGTTGGTGCCGCCGCCGACATGATCAATATAAAATCGTCCTATTTGTTCCGAATCGCGCTCTGTTTTCCAATATCTAAATTCGTCAAAGGACGACGAAACGATATTACCCCAGCCTTTTCCTATTGTAGAGGATCCGGAGAGGGGGCCAACAAGGCCTCCGATAGCGGCGATCATCGTGCCTGTCACAGCATTTAACGTAGAACTAGCTATTAGCTTCCCAGACTTGTGCACACCATCAACATATAAATTAGAAAGAGTGTCCGCTCCTTTTGTTTTTGCTGTGAGCGCATAGTGATGCCACTTGCTATCAGCGATGTCGCTAATTCCAGTATCATGGTCAAAACTTAACTCTGTCGACCCAGATACGATAGCAAGGTGCATGATTCCTTTTGAATCGGCAGTTTCACCGTATACGTATGCTCTCAACGAACCGGAACTTGGTGAAGATCCAGAATTCCATGAATGAAAAACATATTCATGATGTGCCTCGCTGGTAGAGGCCCAGCCGTCTTTTTTTAACCAGAACTCGACAGTGACGCCCTTGGCCAGATCTAGCTCTAGATTATTAGTTCTTTGATATGAAGTGTCGTATATGTTGGCTTTTGACACGCCTTTGCCAGAAGGGCCGGCCACGTGATCACTCTTGTAATCACCATCTGGATCTGCATTTGGGCCGCCTTTTAGAAATATATACTCTGGGCTGGTCGAAATATAAACATTGTTATTTGCGTCTTTTGAACCGTCAAACGACGACACAGTGCCCATGACAACGTACCCATTTGTTCTTGGGTATTCATTTTCAAAAACAAAAAGATCTAAGTAGGTGCTTTGATTCTCCCATTCTATTTTTTCTGTTTGCGAACCATCATAAGGATATGTTTCATAGATCCTTTTTATTGCGGCATCGTAGTATTCTTCTGCTAGGCCAAATCGCGCAAAGTTCGACGCAGTAGCAAAATCCACATCTGGACGGAAAGAGTCCTTTCTTTGATTGTAAACATCAACGTAACGATAGGATTCTACTGATTTAGCCAGGTCATTCTTGCTCTTATTCTTAAGAAATTTTAAAGACTGTCCTTTGTCAAATAGATCTTTAATGCTCATGTGCTAGTCCAACTTTATCCCATAATTAATTATCTTCAACTCTAAATTTAAACACTTCTTCTTGGTCTCTCCACTGGCCAGCGACATAGTAGCTTAATTTAATACCGTACATGTAGCCAGGTTCTAGTAAAGACATATCTAAATCAAAATAACTTCCAGAATTATCGTAAGACAAATAAGTGTGGTTAGTCGTGCTTCCCGTAGAATTATTTATAACGGTCCTTTCGTCTACCATTCTTAAAATTTCAAATGACGCACTTGGAATAATTTCTTTCTCTATGTCTTGCGAAGCCACCGTATAGATTGTTGGTGTGAAGTTTTTAGGTCTTGTGAAGACCCTAAATCTAGCCTGCTCGTTTTTAACATACTTTGGTTTTAAATTAGTTACTTTGCTAACATATTGATCATAAGCATTCCAGTTTGAAGAATCAAAAGTTTTTGGTCTTATAGAGCCTGTATCATACTCCACAGTGCCATTGTGCCATACGTCGTAAATAGTTTTTAAGGTCGAGGAGCCAGTAAAGGCAAAAGAGCATGAATAAATACCCGTCGATACATACCCACCAGTAATATTAGTATCGCCAGCTGCAACAACGCCACCGCCTTTTGAAAGCTTAAGCTTTGATCCACTTGGGGCCGTGTCGTTTGAAGAGCCTGAATAAATGCTGACCAAAAGTGTCCCAGTTCCAACTCCGGGTATGTTTTTTAGCTCGCCCCTAATGTAGTTATAAAGATAGATCGTGTTTAAATTATCAGCAGCAGGAGCAATCGAACTGCTAAAGAAGAAATAACCTCTATCATCTTTTGTGGTAGAGTCCCACCTCGCTTCAATCGCAGGTACTTTAAAGAAGAACTCGCTACTTCTTGAAAAAAATCTTTTTGTGTAATAGCTTCTCTCTTGCCCATCTGGATTGTGAAGAACTGATCCTGAATCCAGCCCAGAAGAATTTGAAAAATATGCCTCCTGACTAGCTGTAAGAAATACGCCCAGACCATAATTCGGTTGGGTGCCAGATATCCATTCTTCTACCATCGCAGTAACATCTAGTTCTATATCCTCATATCCCTCGTCAAAGGTGAAGGTGTAGTTTGGCATTGTCTGGTCTTTGACGTACGACGACGAATGGAATTCTCCACCTGGTTTTGACCAGGCAGTTGTTTTTAAGCGATTGGTCCAGTTTGAGCCTTCAATAGAATCTTTGTTTTCATCCTTATAAGACTCCATATCTAGGCCAGTTCCTTCTTGCCATGATTGTGAAATGGCCATTACATTGACCGTAAAATTGGAAGGTAATTGTTCAGAATGCCTAGCGTTATAGACTTTTAAATAAAAATTTACGTTACCAGAGGCTGGAATAGTGCCAGCTGTTCTGTCGGAGGATATCGTAGAAATAGGAAACTCTAACAAAACTCTCGATAATTCTGTAGAGCTGGTGGTCTGCTGTCCATATATTGAAAATACCTCCAATATATCAGAAGCACCCATGTTTGAGCCTGTGGCGCGTGTATTCAGATCTAACTTGAACGCGTTGGTTATAGTGTTATCTTTTGTAGCTTTATACTTTTTAATCGCCATTATCTGATAGTTCCCTTAATATCTAGATTCGGATATTTTATTTCATATACTGTGTTTTGTGGAGCATACAATATCCTACCATCGGCAGAGATATACTGATCTAGATTTAGCGCCTGATCAGAATAGAGACCTCCTGATTCATTTGTAATCTTTACATCGGTTACGTCTACTATTTCATCCAAATTGTTTAAAACATCATAAATCTTTGATATATAAACCGGCTGGCCTATATCAAGCTTTTGTTCAAACATACTTTCAATTTCTGTTATTGCTGCGGAAAGTGCTTCGACCTTATCTTGATCATAATTAACAACTGCGGTGAAATTAATTTTTATGTTTATTATTCGAGCATCTAAAATGTCTATTGTATCGTTAATCATCCTGTAGTGGTTAAGCCAGGTTTTAATATTGTTTTTAAGCACCTGGTTGCTGGTCATGAAATTGCCGTCAGCATCCTCAGACAAAACATAGAGGTTTAAATTTCTCTTAAATGAATCTTGGTCTCTATATATTTTTGCTCTTTTGGCACTGCCAAATTTTGAAGGCATCCTGTAGACCAGTGCTTCATAATCGCCTGCTGTAACGGCTCTATTTTGCGAAGAAAACACGTCGTTGACTCTTTGTTTAAGCTCTGAGACCGTTGGGATTGACACGTCGCCGACAATTGGTTCTTCATTTATTACTTCTATGCTATCTCTGACAGTGTTTATCTTTGATGAATTTGTAGCATTTGAGCCAAAAATAAAAATAGGTTGCACTATCTCACTTAAAGCTCTAGTTGCAACATTAACATTGTCTATAGAATTAGTCCTATATGTTATGGTAAGATTTGTATTTGCTGGCGCAATGCCAAACTTGCTAGTCTCTACTAGCTTCGATGGATCAAAAGTAGCGTCTGTCTCATAATCTCGACCGTGCATTTTTAACACAACTTCAGATGGATGGATTGTATTGTCAGTTTTTAAATTTTCTTCTGAGCCGTAGCCAAATTTTATGTTTGTTGTTCCAAAACTATTAAAAACTGTGAATCTTCTTGGTACCGAAGTGGCAACCATAACATCTGGCACGTACCTTCTTGTTTCTGGATCTTTATTTACCACCGAACGAAAAATTGTATCTTGCGAAAGATACTCAACTTCAAAATACTCGTGGCCCTCTGAGTCCACAATAGAAACAATCTCGCTAATATTTGGATCAGAAAGCGGAATTGTTAGAAATCTTGCAAAATCTCCGACACTTACTGTCTCAGTCTTAACTTCCCCAGAAATAATTTGCCCAGTTGTTTTAACAGCAAACGAAGTCGGTTTGCCGTCAGCAGCGTTTGTTGTAGCTACGACAACTTCATTGTCTGGGTTGGCAAAATCGACATCTTCCGTCAAGCTGAAAACGCGGCCGGCTGGAGTGGCGAACTTGCTGCCTTTTGCTAACACAGGCATGTAATTTGTATCTGGCGCAGACCCTCCGTCTGTGGCGGGTGCGATAATGTACATTGACAAAAGCCCAAAAGAATTAGAACGCAATTGTTGTTTATAACCGACTTGTTCTCCTAATCTTAAAATATTATTGTATTCTATTGCTGTGTCGAGAAAAGACTCGTTTGCTTGATAATCTAAATAAAATGAAAGCATATCGCCGACATACGCTACAGTGTCGAGCATTAAAGAGCCAAAGGATGCCTCTGAAAAATCTTTGTAAATATCCGGATAATACCGGCGTGCATAGTTTACTAGGCTTTCTTTAATATCGTTGAATTCTCTGTCCGTATATTTAATGAGTTTTTTATTTTTCTTTGGCATTTAGTTAACATCCTCGGCTTGTATTTGTATTTCAGTTTGCAAGTTCATGCTGGGAACGTCAAACTCGATAATTATTGAAAGAACATTAGAGTCTACTGAATCTTTTGGATCAATCCCATGATTAAAGAGTATTTTGTTGATTCTAATAAACGGCATATACTTGCTTGCCTGATTTGTTATTCTTTGCCGTATCATACCAGAGACTCTTTGCTCTGGCTCAAAAAGAAAATTTCTTAAGCCAACACCAAAGTCCGGGTTCATCATTCTTTCGCCAGGGGCAGTCAAGAGTAGATTTTTAAAATTTTGCTTTATTTCTTCAGCATAGCTAGAAATTAGGGTATAGTTTCCGTATACATCGTCTCTTTGCAGCGGTAATTTTGGTCCAATACCGTTCATCCAGTCAGCCCCTTACAATTGATCCTCACAATTTGGATCTTTAGTCTTTTGTATATCGTCGTGTATTTTTTCTTCTATCGCATCTATAAATAGTATAGCGAGATAAATCATCCCCGGGAAGGTGCTTACGAATGGAAGAGGCATTGGGAATGGATTTATTCCTCCTCCGTATGGTATGACAGATGGCATCATTGCAGACCAAATCCCTGGTAATAGATAAGGTGATTGGTAGAGTGACTTAAGCCGCTCTTCTGCTTCCTTGATTTTTATCTCGCCCTCTTGAATAATTTCTTGCTTCTTGCTTTCGAGATCATCTAGCTTTTTCTTGTTCTCTTTGTATTCTTCTAATAAATCTTGTAGTTTTTTAAATTCAATGCCAAACTCTTCCCACTGATCGTTTTGTTCGTCGGACATGCCAGGCGGAAGTGGGCTGACTAACTCTAGTTTCCAGTTTTCTATTTCTCCTGTATTTTCTATTATAACATAATCAGAGAGCTTTTCAGTGCCGCCGTCTGGAGTTTTTACAGTCGGCAGGGCAGCGGCGGCAGATTTAGCAAAACCAATCCCCACATTTAATTGTATCTCTAGCTGCTGTAGTATTTGCCTAGCGGCATCGATTCCAGACTGCACTATTCTCTTTGCTGTTGCCACGCCTTGTTTAACCGCTGCTAAAGTAGCAGATGCAACTGCGTTAGAAATATCAATAATTCTCTTTGCTGTAATAATCGCTGGATCTGTTATCTCAACAAATCCCTTAAGCACCAAAAGAGGCGTGCGGAGAACAATTTTCAAGATTTCTTTTGTCATATCCGGCTCTTTTGCTCCGGTGCCGGCCTCTGCTCGGAGAGCGCGTTCAGCTAGCAAATTAGCAATTGGATCTGGTAAGTGCTTGTAGTCAGTAGAATTAGAAATATTATCAATTATGTTTGCTAATGACTGCTTTGTTCTATCCAGAACATCAGTTGGATTAGGTATAAAAGTTGACAAGCCATCAGACGCCATTATTGTAGCCAGAGCCATGTACCTTCTCATTGGGAAAAGGTAATCATACATAAGTTTAAACTCGGCTGAATTTTTTATCTCTTGCAGAAGTGCATTAGCTAGTTTACCATAGTAGAACTGATGTGCATTTTTTGTGTAGTGTAGTTCTTGGTTGCCGCCAGGACCAACCC